CGACGGTCATTTCTTGTTTTGGCTTCTCAGGCCCGGTGCTCCGCCTTCAAAGGGCTTTGGCGCAAGTTTGTATTGGCGCATGTCGATGGACGCGAGGGCGCCAGAACTACTAGGCAGGGAGAAGGCCGCCGGATTCACTTTCGGCTTCACCTTTGGTCTCTTCGCCTTCTTTTTCTTTGCCACGTCGCTATTTTTCGAGTTGCTGCATATCGCGCGACTCGGCCTCTCGATCGTCGTGTAAGGCGCGTTCCAAGCGCTCCTCGTCGTTCATCGGTTGGCTTAGGACTGGAACAATTCGCTTTTCCCAGATGTAAATTTGGTTCCCCTTTAAAGATTGGATGCCTTGATCCGCCACCATCAAGGCGATGCCGTATTCCGGCGTCCCCTCCTCGAGCTGATCAAGGAAGTGGTGGATACGGTCATGCAGCGGGTCATTCAATCGATCAGTGTCCGTCATAGCGCGCTCCAAGGTTAAACCATGCCAGTCCTAAAAAATGCCCGGCATGAGATATTACAGTAAGCAAGCGCGGCTTCCTGGCTACAGAAGGGTCGTGAGCAGATTTCCGGTGCCGACGAGGTAACCGCGTGCATCCTTAGTTTGGTTATGCTTGGGATCATAAGTTCCCTTTGCGTATCCTTTCGCATCTTTGATTGTTTGAATGCCCTGATTGTTCGTTGAAATCCTTCCAATTATGTAGCCCTTCGCGTCCTTCAGTACCTGATCGGCCATGAGTTCCTCCGTGTGACATACAAGCGATTGCTCCACGCGTATTTTGGGAGCTCGCAAAGATTGCATCACGAGATCGGAGCTGTCGAGCGCATGGGCTCGTGATCGCGATTTCAAATGTTTAGGTGAATTTAAATGGCCGGCAGACCGCCGAAGGAAAAGTCCTTCGCCAACATGCTCAATATCGCGATCAAAGAGGCGACGGAAAGCGGTGGCTCAAAGCTCCGCGCTGTTGCCGACGCCCTCATTGCGAAAGCGATCAGTGGCGATATCGCTGCAATAAAGGAAGTGGCGGACCGTCTCGATGGAAAGGTGGCGCAGACAATCGCAGGCGACCCAAGCAACCCGTTTCATGTTCGATCTGCCCGAGATCTGACAGACGATGAACTTGCAATTATCGCGGCAGGCGGCAGCATCGGAGCTTCTTCGGAGGAAGGCAGCGAGGAATAGCCTCACCGGCTATGCCAAATATATCGAAGTGCCTGGCGCTCCGGTGGACGAGCAAGACGAAGATGCGGAGAATTTCCTTCCGGTCGAAACCACGCTAGCCGAGCATCACAAGCTGATCCTGGAAGCTGCGGATCGGTGTATCGCCAAGCGCTATGGTCGGCTGATGATCTTCATGCCACCAGGATCTGCCAAGTCGACATATGGCTCTGTTGTGGTTCCCAGCTATGCGATGGGGAAGAAACCAGGTTATCGCGTCATTGCCGCAAGCTACGGTGATGATCTTGCCCGCAAGATGGGGCGGCGCACTCGTTCGGTTGTTCGGCAGGCCGCATTTCAACGTCTGTTTGGCACCACGATTTCGAAAGATGTTAGCGCCGCCAATGAATGGACGCTTGAAAATGGCAGCGAATATATGTCGGGCGGTATCCTCTCGGGGATCACTGGCAATCGCGCCAATCTCGTTGTCATCGATGACCCGATCAAGGGGCGCCGTGACGCAGACTCCGAAGCGGTTCGCAAGTCGACGCTGGATGCATATGAGGATGATCTGAAAACCCGCCTTCTTCCTGGTGGCTCGGTCATCCTCATCCAGACGCGATGGAACGAAGGGGATTTGGCCGGCTGCATCCTGCCGGAGAACTATGCTGGCGAGAGCGGCATGATCATGTGCCGTGACGGGCAAGAGTGGGAAGTCATCTGCCTGCCGGCGAAAGCCGAACGTCTTGATGATCCGCTTGGCCGCAAGCCCGGTGAATATCTCTGGCCCGAATGGTTCGACCGCAAGCATTGGGCACAGTTCGAACGAAACCCGCGCACTTGGTCTGCGCTGTATCAGCAGCGGCCGGCGCCGGAAGAGGGCGACTATTTCAAGCGGGAATGGATACGCACCGTTCCATCGCTGCCGCCACGCAGCAGCCTGAACGTCTATGGCGCTTCTGACTATGCCGTAACGGGCGACGGCGGCGACTTCACGGTGCACATCGTCATCGGCATTGACCCGGATGGGCGAATTTATCTGCTCGACCTTTGGCGAGACCAGACGACATCGGATGTGTGGATCGAGTCTTTCTGCGATCTCGTCATCAGATGGAAGCCGATCGGCTGGGCTGAAGAATCAGGGCAGATCAAGTCTGGTGTCGGGCCTCACCTGACGACAAGGCAGCGCAAGCGCAAGGCTTTCGTCTATCGCGAGGCTTTCCCGACGAGAGGGGACAAGGCAGTCCGTGCGCAGTCGATCAGAGGGCGAATGGCGCTTGATGGTCTCTATGTGGCAGCGGATGCACCATTCCTCGCCGAGTTCATTCGGGAGCTACTGACGTTCCCGGCCGGCGTTCATGATGATCAAGTCGATGCGCTTGGTCTTGTCGGTCAATTGCTCGAAAAGATGTGGACGCCAGCGAAACCGAAGGCCGAAGAGCCAGCGCAAAAGCATCAAGACTACACGCCGCGCAATAGCGGTGCGGATGCCGGGGATTGGATGACCTACTGATGAATCAAACAGGCTATCCGGCTGGTTCGTCTCCGTCACAGGGGCCGACAGCCTCGACGCTTCCGTCTGCCCAATCGTTCGCCAATCACGCGAAGCTGAAGAAGCAATATCTCGACTATCTCGGCTTGAAGAACGAGGAAATCAAAGAGCAACAGAATGCGCGGCGCTATTACCACGGGGCGCAATATACGGCTGATCAGATCAAGGTTCTCAATAAGCGCAAACAACCGGTCGTCACCTACAATCGCATTGGCCGCAAGATCAACAGCCTCGTCGGGCTGCTTGAGCAGCAGAAGACGGACCCGCGAGGATTCCCGCGCACGCCGAAGCATGAGGAGGGCGCAGAGGTAGCTACAGCCGTTCTCCGGTATGTCTGCGATGAGCAGGACTGGCAGACGAAAGCGCTTCTGAGCGGACAAGACGGCGCTGTCGATGGTCTTGCCGGCGTCGAGATCATTATCGAGCAAGGCGATCAGGGCGACCCGGAGATCGGCATAGAGACGGTTGATGCTGCCTCGTTCTTCTACGATCCGCGCTCTCTAAAGCCGGATTTCTCCGATGCTCGTTATATGGGCGTTGGGAAATGGGCCGATGAAGAAGCGGCCATGGAGATGTTTCCCGATAAGGCCGCTGAAATCAGCGCCTCGCTGGAGAACGGCTCCGAGCTGACGAGCAACCCGGACAGCGACAATAAATGGTTTGCCAATGGTGAGACATCGAAGCGTATTCGCATCGTCGATCATTGGTACATCAGAAATGGCGAATGGTTTTGGTGCATTTATACCGGCTCCGTGATCCTTGCCGAAGGACCGTCTTATCTCCGCAACGAGAAGAACAAGACGATCTGCAAATACATCATGTGGTCGGCGGCAATAGATCAGGACGGCGATCGGTATGGCTTCATTCGCAACATGAAGTCCAGCCAAGACGAAGTAAACGCGCGTCGGTCAAAAGGGCTGCACACGCTCAATTCTCGCCGCATCATTGTGGAGAAGGGCGCTGTTGACGATATCGAGCAGACGCGCCGCGAAGCCGCTCGCCCTGATGGCGTAATCGAGGTAGCGCCAGGCGCCACGCCGCCGGTCTTTGATGATGCAGCCCGGGGCCAGGAACTACAGGGCCAGATGGCATTCCTTGAGGATGCCAAGAACGAAATCGAGAACTACGGCTTCAATCCGGCTCTGATGGGGCAGGGCGTGCAGGACATGTCAGGGCGCGCTATTCAGCTTCAGCAGCGCGCCGGCGTTGCCGAGCTCGGGCCATACCTCTCGTCTAACCGTGGCTGGAAAATCCGCGTCTATCGAGCGATCTGGTGCGCGGTTCAGCAGCATTGGACCAGCGAGCGGTGGATCCGCGTCACGGATGACGACAAGGTTGCGCAGTTCTTTGCCGTCAATCAGCTGTCGATCGATCCCCGGACCGGTCAACCGGCCATTGTGAACGCTCTCGGCGCGCTCGATGTCGATATCATCCTCGACGAAGGGCCGGATAGCGTAAACATGCAAGGCGATGCCTACGACACGCTGTCGATCATGGCACAGAAGGGAATCGCGGTTCCGCCAGAGCTGCTGATCGAGCTCTCTCCGTTGCAGGGTTCGATTAAGCAGCGGGCGCTTGCAATCCTTCAGGAAGCCAAGCAGCAAGCCGCACAGCCAAACCCGATCGCCATTGCCCAAGCGCAGGCCGAATTGCAGCAGACGCAGGCCGGCGCGCAGCTGAAACAGGCACAGGCCGCCAAGGCCATGTCTGAGGCAAGCAACCCAAAACAGCCGAACGCTCCGAATGACCTCGATGTCGTGCGGAGCGTTGCCGAGATCCGCAACACCAACGCGCAGACGGCGAAGACGCTTGCCGACGCGCGAAAATCGAATGTCGAGGCAGAATTGAAGCCTGTGCAAGCGGCGAACGAAGCTGCGCGGACGCGTCAACAGGCTCAAGGCAACCTCACATAGGAGCCGCCATCCATAAGGGCGATCATCGGGCGCTGGCCCGCATCCAGCAGAGTGCCGCCGACTTCATGGGCGATAGCCGCCGCCAGGCTCAAGGGCGATCCGTGAAACCTCCCACGAATTGGAGACTGCAATGTCCGTAAATTCGGAATTGAATGAGCTGTTGTCTGATGGCGTTGCGACGCCGGAAGTGACAGCAGATGCACCAGCACCAGTAAATGAGCAACCAGCCGTCGCACGCGACGATCATGGCCGTTTCGCCACCAGAACGCCGGAAGAAGATCCGGCTCCTGTTGTCGAGCAGCCGGCCGCCGCAGCCTCGACCGAACAGCAGCCGCCCCCCGGTAATGTTCCTGTCGGCGCGGTGAAGGCTGAGCGCGAAAAGCGGCAAGCGGCAGAGGCTGACGCCGAAGCTCTACGCCGCGAAGTCGCGGAACTGCGCGGAATGGTCGTTGCACGTCAGCAGCCGGCTCCGCAGCCACAGCAGGAAGAACGCCCGATTGCCCTGTGGGATGATCCGGACGCCTATCTGCAAAGCCAGCTCACGCCGTTCCAGCAGCAGATGCAGGAAATGCGTGAGGAACTATGGGAGTCGAAAGCAGCGGCCGTGCATACACCTGAAGCCGTGCAAGCGGCCAAGGCAGCGGCCGAAAAGCTCTTCGGTACCCCGGAAGGGAAGATTCTGCATCAGCAGATTACATCGGCCGGCGGCAATCCCTTCGACAACCTGGTGAAGTGGCACAAGCAGCAGGAAGCTCTCGCCCGTGTCGGAAATGACCCGGATGCATGGCTGCAGGCTGAACTTGAAAAGCGTCTCGCCGATCCCGCTGAGCAGGCGAAGATCCTTGAGCGCATCCGCTCTGGTGCAGCATCCAATCCGACTACGGCACAGCCCGTCACAAGCCTTCCGCCGTCTCTCAGTCGTCTTCCGTCTGGTGGAAACGCCGCCGCGGACAACGACATGAGCGACAGCGCGCTATTCAGCCACGCAACCAGCGGCAAGCGGTAAAGCCAAGAGAGGCGCCGCGCCCGTCTTGAAAGGACCATCCCATGGCCGTCTCTACGGTTCAGGACAACAATAAACTTGTCCAGTACACCAAGGAAATCAACCGCGAGTTCGTTCGCGAAAACTTGTTCTCGCCCTACATGGGCCAGGATCTGACCGCTATCATCCGCATTCGCCAGGAGCTGAAGAACGGCGGCGAGCAGATGAACATTCCGCTTGTCACAAAGCTTCGCGGCAAAGGGAAGGGCGCTGGCACCCTCGTCGGCAACGAGGACAAGATCGACAACTACGGCATGCGCCTGTGGATCGATTGGGCGCGCAACGCCGTCACCATGAAGAAGAACGAGATCCAGAAGGATTCGGCTGATCTCTTCGGTGAAGCCAAGCCGCTGCTCTCAGACTGGGGCAAAGAGCGCCAGCGTGACGACTTGATCGCCGCCTTCATGGCCCTTCCTTCGGAAACCGCTCCCGCAGGGCTCGGCTCTGACGACGGCAACACCGTCAACGGTATCAGCTATGAGGCTGCTACTGCCGCGCAGCGCAATACGTGGAATGCCGACAATAGCGACCGCATCCTCTACGGCAATGCGATTGCTAATTACAATGCGGTTCACGCCACGGCTCTCGCCAACATCACCACGGCGGCCGGCAAGTCCAGCGCGGCGTCTCTCACTCTGGCAAAACGCATGGCTGAAAACGCGGTGCCGGCGATCCGGCCGTTCAAAACTGCTGACGGCTATCAATGGTACGTCTATTTCTGCGGCTCGAACGAGTTTCGTGACCTTCAAAATGACGCCGACATTAAGACGGCGAACACGAATGCTCGTGCCCGCGAAGGAAACGGTATTGACAAGAACCCGCTCTTTGTCGACGGCGATCTTCTCTACGACGGCATCATCATTCGCAAGGTGCCGGAAATCACCCTGTACGTCACGCAGGTCTGGACGTCGCTGCAGACTGCTGGCAACAGCGGTTCGCGCATCGAGCCTGGTTTCCTTTGCGGCCAGCAGGCGGCGGTTCTCGGCTGGGGCCAGATGGCAAAGCCAACCTTCCGAAAGGAAGACGACTACGGCTTTATCCAGGGCGTCGGCACTGAAATGGCCTACGGTGCTGCGAAGATGTTCAAGAAGCACCCGATGGACGGCACGGCACTGAAGCAGTGGGGCGTCGTCACCAAGTTCAGCAGCGCCGCGCTGGACTCTTGATGAACGGCTAGGGCGGCAATCGCCGCCCGTTTCCTTTCCCTCACTTATGAAAGGGCACGACGATGCCTCTCAATGCCAACACCACGGCGCGTGACGCCGGCTTTCAGAATGTCCAGTATTACCGCAAGCGCATCCAGTATACCGACGGCGTTCTGACGTGGAAGTTCAAAATTCCGGCCGGCGCAATCATCCTGGCGCCCCTCTCGGGCGTGGACGTGCAGACCGTCTTTAACTTCGGCACCAACAATCGCGTCCAGATCGGCGATGCCAGTAACGCATCAAAGTACGGTCTGAACGTGTCCCTGGCGGCGTTGGGCTTCGCGCCGATGGCCGTTGCGGTCGGCCATAAGGTCACGGTCGACACGGATATCGTGTTCACCGTCGACAACAGCGGCACGGCAGCAACAACCGGCGACGCCGAGCTCGTCCTTGCCTATATCCCGGCCAACTGAGGGGCGCGACCATGGTCAAGGTAAAGTACCTGCCGGAACCCGGCACCCCTGACGATACCGAGACGCTGAATCACAAATTCAGTGCTCGACGCGCGACGGACGTCACCGATGAAGCAGTTCTGGCCGTTCTTCGCGGAAATCCGTTCTTCCAGGTTCTGGATGACGACAAGGGCTCAAAGACATCCACTCCGGCGCCCAAGCCGGCGAGTACACAGCTTGCCGCGGTTGAGCAGGAAGATGGCACCTTTGCCATCACCAACGGGGCCGACCTCATCAAGGAAGGCCTGACCAGAGAAGACGCCGACGCATTCAACGCCCTGTCTGATGAGGACAAGGCCGAATACGTCGCGGCATAACCTGCAACGGAGCGTGGTGAGATGAAGACGAGACAAGACCTGATTCTTGCCACCCTCAAGCTCCTGCAGGCCGATGGCGGGGTAGGGCAGAACCCGCCGCCGGAGAACGTCGAGGATATCGACGGCATCATCGACGGCAAGCTTTCGGAACTGAGCCAGCGCCAAATCTATGGCGCCAGCGATCCGCAGCAGTTTGATGACGAGGTGATAGAGCCTCTATCGACTATCCTCGCCAATTCCGTGGCGCCAAGCTACGGACAGCCTCGCAATGATGCCTCGAAATTGGCGGCAGAGAACACGCTGCGCCAGCTCAAGCCTTCCACGTACGTTTCCGGCTCCGTTCTGCCGGTGGAATATTTCTGATGGCTGACATCATCTTTCCGACCAGCACGGCGCCAGGCGCTCGCCCGGGCGAAGGCTCTGGCCGACTGATCAATTGCTACGCCGAACCGCTTGAGCAGGGTTCGCGCAACAGTTTTGCGCGCCGCCGCGCTCCGGGTCTGTCGGCGGTGGCCAAGACGACGCATAACGGCTGCCGGGGCTTTCACTATTACAATGGTGATCTCTTCGTCGCGCAGGCCGATCGGCTCTCCCGGGTCAATTTTGTCTCGGGTGCCTTCACAGTCACCGATATCGGCGCGCTGACCGGTACGAAACGTGTAACCTTCGCCCGCAACAACAAGGCGCCGATTCCCGATATTGTCTGTGTCACGGAAAATGGCGCTTTCATCGTCACGCGCGATGCGCCGCCAACGGCATATCCGGACGGTGATCTGCCACAGCCGATCAGCGTGACGTTTATTGATGGCTATTTCGTCTTTCCGATCCGCGACGGCCGATATTTTGTATCGGCGCTCAATGACACG